ATAATTCGTGCCGGTATGTTGAGCGTCGTTGTCATCGTTTCCTGACCAATCGGAGGTTCCACCAAAGTCGAAACCCCAATCATCATCATCAGCAATGTCACCCATTCGGCACCCCCTGCTGTGGCTGTTGGTTGTACTGAATGTTCATGGCCTCGCGGTCACGATCCATGTCTGCGCGGATCTTGGCAACGTCGACCTGGGTGCCATATTTGGCCCGGATCTCAGCTGCACGCAGCATGACATCAGCCTCATCCTTGTCGCGCTCGCGATCATCCTTGCGCTTGAGCTCTTCAATCTTAAGTTGATTTTCAAGCTGCATGCGCTGCACTTCTGCTTGGACCTTGGCCATCTCAGCCTGAGCCAGGAGCATAGCCGGATCTGGTTTCTCAGGTTCTGGCTGCTTAGGTGGCTGTGGTGGCTGCTGCGCAGGATCTTTAAAGAATGCGTTCGGGTTCTTAAAGCCTCCGAGCTCGACCATCTTGACCAGGGTATTTCGATATTCCTGGATGCCACACAGCGGATTGTCTGGACCAAGCATTTGCAACAGCTGCTCTTGCTTGCCCATGATTTGAGCGAGCATCTGCATCTTTTGATCAATACCGCCAGTACCCAGGGCGATATTGACCCGGACATCCATTTCGGCGTTCCAGTATTGAGGGTCGATTGGCACCCAGGTGTTGCGCAGCCGGACGATCCGCTCTTTGTCCTGGTGGACCGTAATCGTCTTCAGCAGCAGCTTAAATAGACGCTTCATACCTGTTTCGGCAAAGATCCTGGCGATCAGCTCGATTTGAGCCTGGGCTGCCTGGATTGTCGCATCAACAGCTGCGCGAGTAGTTGACTGCAGCGCGTCAGGATTCAGCCCGGCAGCTGCTTTGGTAACGCCTGTGCGCGACTCCTTCAAAGAGTCCAGGTACTCCATCATCGGGAAAGCCTGCTGCCCTACAAACGGCATTGCTAACGGTGTGACCATGCCAGGGGCGCGTTGGCGAATTACACCACCGACCTCTGAGTTGAGCACATCGTCGATATTGGTTTGACCTTCGACCACTGCCATACGCGGGTGGATCGACATGGCCAGGCTGTCCAGGGTGTTGCGCAGCACAGCTGATTTGATGCGCTGAATATCCATGACCAGTTCCGCTGTGGATGTTCCAATCAGAGTATGTGGCTCTGGATCTGGGCAAAACAGCGCGAATGGCGCAGCGTCTACTGGCTCATGGTGGAGGATCTTTTTGCCGGTCCCGCCAACGCATACGCGACGCAGCTCGGCAATACCGTCCTGGTCGTAATCTACGCGCATGTAGGCTTCGATGTACATAAACCGATCCAGGGACGGATCAGAGTTCGTATCTTTCGGATACCTGGTGTCTGGGTTCCGGGCGAATGCTTCGGGGTTTGTATTCAGCTCATCATCATCGCCTGCACCGAGCTCATCAATGTCGTCGTCATCGTAGCCCATTGCGACAAGCTCTGACCTGGTGACCATCCGACGATGTCCGATGATTTCGGCATCCTCTACCGTCCTGGCATCACGATTAAAGATTAGCTCTTCTGGTGGCACCGCCTGGACGCGCACGCGACCGTCCTCGATGCGACGCTTGATCGTGACATCGAACAGGGGCTCCATTGTGCCCTCTTGCTCGACCTCATCGATATCCTCGATCTCGACATCCTCATTGCCCGTAAGCATTGTGAGCGCGTCGTTGGTGAGGCCTGTGTAGTGCTCTACCTTCACATCTGCGTTGTTTTCGTAGGTAACCTTGATTGTGCCGGTTTTGCGGATCAGAGCGTCTTTGAACGCGGAATACAATTCATGAAAACCGTTGTTGTCGTTCTCCATGATGAAATTGACGTAATCAGTCGCCTGCAGCGCAGCTGCTTCATCTTCTGGCTGTCGGGGAATGTACTCAACCACACGGTCAGCTGATGTGAATATCCGCATCAACGACGGCATAATCTGCTGCACTGTGTCTCGGACATCTCTGGACACGACAGTGCTGCGACCTTCATCTTCATCACCGAACGGTCGGCCATGGTAATAGTCAGTCGCGAAAGCGCGCTCCTGGGACAGCTCTGCGTCGACATAATCGACTGCGCTGTCTATCGCACCCGCCACAACGCCCTGGAACTCCTCAAAATCCATTCCGGGGGCTAATTCCTGGTCGAGTTCTTCCAGGTCTACATCATCATCTTTGTAATCCATCAAAATAGCCCATCCCGTCTATCGTCTAAAAGGCCCATGAGCTCATGGGTTGCCAAACCTGAGTTTGCAGCCACGGCACCCTTCACCAACCATTTGGCCGGGTGTAAGCCCGTAGCTATGTCCAACCAGGTAATGGGATCTGTCGCCAAATCCTTTAAGGTCTTTGCATATTCTCTCCCGAAACCTTTGGCGTAGTCTAATTTTGACGCTTGAGGGCTCATCTTTGGACCGATGTCTTTCAACCGCTTTTTCATTTCGGGGGACAGGCTGTCTGAGTTTTTCAACATTGCAGCGAGCAGCTGCTCACCTTCGGCAGCGCGTCCAAGCTCCGCGACCATCGCTCGATAGTCGTTCATTTCTTTGGCCTGCTTTGACGCAGCCTTAAAATCAAAACCGTCAGTCTGTGCCTCAGCGTCATTTGTAGTCGATAACAACCCACCAGTCGCAACCGCCGGGCCAACCAGGCCTGCTTTTAAATTGTGCCATTCTTTTAGGAACGGATCATACGCAGCGTCCTGGCTGCGCAGCGTGTTGCCTTTAGAAGCATACACCGTCGCCGGGCTCCACCGCACTGCCGTTTTGTTCTCTTCAGTGACCGGCAGCCCCCTGGCCATAACCTCGGCCTCCAGGGCTCGCGTTCCGGCTTTGCTGCGCGACGCTCCGACATCAACAACATTGTCCATGCGAACACCGCTGATCGGGCCAGAATAAGATTCTGAGGGATTAGCTGCGTAAGCAGCCAGGCGATCTGTCGTGCCTAACGGCACCTCGACGGCTGCGTCGTTTGGATACGGCGAACGCACATCAAGAGCGTCACTGGCAAAATCGCCGATAGCCATATCCCTGTTTTCCATTTCATCAAAAATTGGCTCTGGGATTTCGTCTAGTTCATCAGGATTGAACCTGGTGCCAGTATAAAACCGCCCGTCGTAATCTGCTTCCAGGTGGCCCCTGGGATCAAAGCGCAGCTGCTCGACATTGTTGTTGTAAGTGTTTGCCAGGTATCGATGTGGTGTGTGAAACACCATCGTGTTTTCATCTTTGGGGTTCGGATGCGCAGTAACCAATGACGGGTACTCCGCGTCATCGATAGATTTCATGCCTCGGAAAGTAGTAGCCGGGTACATCAGCGCAGCTCGATCACCTGGCGTGTTGGTCGAGGGTAATCCAAGACCACCTTCCGATACTGGCAACGCTGCACGCTTTTGCGCGGTCGCCATACGCTCCGCTGTGCCCTGGCCAAGAAATATTTCGATCAGCTCTTTAAGAGTTGCGCGCTTGCTCATTGCTCAAGATCCAAGAGCGATTTGATGCTCGGTTGGAAGCTGCTTTCAGCAGTCGATTTGATCTGCTGCACATTGCGACCAGGCTGGTACCAGGACGGGTTTTCGATGCCACCCGCCAGGTCGATGACATTCTGGCGTGCTTTGTCCAGGGTGATCTCACCCTTGCGGTACTGCTGCCAAATATTGGCGACAGCCTCGACATTTTTTGGATTTGATTTGAAACCAGGCTTAAACAGACCCCGGATCGCTTCCCAGGTAATTGATTGCATTTCCCTGGGCAGCACATCGGCCTGGCCTGCTGCCTGGCGATAAGCGTCGGCGTGTAAACCGTAGGTGCCAATCGCGCCGGTATTCTTTGCGGCGTTACCCGACAGGTTTTGCTTTACTGCAGGGGACGCGCCAGAGAAGGGGCTCATCAGGTCAGCTGCCACCGCGTGCGTATCGATAGTGACATCGCCATACATATCATTTGGCACATTGATGTTGTTAAAAAAGTTTCTGACTTTGTGCGCACCACCCATCTGTTTCGAGATGTTTTCGATGCTGCCATCCTCCAGGACAGAGATCGCTTTAGCGATTTCGCGGTTGGAACCCCATCCTGCTGCCATGGGATCGCCGTCTTGTTTTTTGGCGAAATCCATAAATTGACCGTCAGGGCTGACAATTCGATAGTGGCGTGGGTTGTGCGCTTCGTCATATGTACGCACAAAAATCGCTTTCTGTTCGCCTGTCAGAGATTCCCAGGGTTTAGCCAGGACAGCCTGCACATCCTTCGCGTATTTTGGATCACCATAAATTCTTGTGATGTCTTCACGCATTTGTGGTGTCACGCCATTTTTGGCTTGCACCTGGACAGCATCCATAACGCGCTCGGCCAGGCTCACATTTTTGAACCAATCCATTTGAGGGCTTAGTGCAGCCATCACCGCTGATGTTTGTTCCTGGGAGACACCATAACGCTGCGCAAATTTACCGGCCAGGCGATTAGCCCCGTCGTACCAGAGTTTCGATTGATCTCGGATTTCGCCAGGCACCTGGTCAAACATGAACAGCAAATTATCAGAAAGTTGATTTCTGAAATCGGTGCCCATGACATCGGGCCGTCTAGCGTTCGATTTCAGTGTCGATTCATTTTTCAGCGACTTCACATTGATGTCGAACTGTTTTGGAGACAGCTCCATCGTCGGAGCGTCGATGATTAAGTTTTCGGTGAGAGAGTTACCAACAGGATCTTTACCGCCAGGAACCCTGGTCGCGATGCGTTTTGAATTGGCATCCAATAAACCACCTGCTGTGTCCACCAGGCGGGCCATTGGCATCGCTTCACTTTCTTCCGGTGCTCCCAGGCCAAGTAGGCCTGCCATACCCGGTACAGCGTATTTGAGTGCAGTCGGCATAAAATCGGGTCCACAGTATAGGTTATGGGCCCGATTTTACCTTAGTTCTCTGCTGTTTACACAATCCCGCTAATGTTTCGTTTTAACGGTCCTTTCCTGGTAATGCTCCCTCGGCTGCCGAACAGAGTCGTCACAGCATCGCTCGACAGCGTGAGCACCAGGCTCTCCGCAACATCGGGAGATTTATTGCCACGCTTCCTGATATCGTCTTTGCTTTCGATCTGAAACTTGCCGTTCGATGTGTACTTATACCGGACCATCGCCAGTTCATCGACAAGCCTGGCATCGTTCGGGATCGAGGCTTCCATCGACTCAAACCACTCCCTGGTCTTAAACCACAGCTCTGCACGCAGGTTGGCGTATGTTCCTTTGAGGGCAGGGGCTTCCGATACATTTACGCCCCGGACCGGCAGGTTGAGCTCGCGCAGCCGGTCAACAACACCCGCGCCCAGGCCTATCGAGTCAATCAAGATTTCCTGGGGCTTGGTCTCGACATCGTTGTACATGGCAGCCACGCGCCCTGAGAGCTCCATCAAATCCAGGCCTTTCCACACATGCAGCTCATGCACCTTGTTAGCCTGGCGTATACACATCGCGCTGCTGTCGCTGCCAAACCTGGCCACATCTAATCCCCAGACAAACGGGGCGTGAGGGTTCACAGCGATGTCGCGAGTGATTGCGCGCTGTATAAGGTCCATAGGGATACAGGTGTCATCATCAGCCAGGGGGAACTCCCCCAGAACGCGAATACGAAACGCATTTGAATCCTCCCCATATCGCTGCGCCATTTCTCGCACATAGTCGTCAGACACTCGATGAGAGTTAGTGCAGGACACATGCAGCACTTTCCATTCATCCTTTAGTCGATGATGTGTCTCATAAAAATACCCGCTCGACCGGACCGGGTTGCCCAGGAGCAGGGTACAAGCGTTATGGCCCGACATCGAGCCTGCAGCAGCTTCAAACACCTGCTCAGGAATACCAGAGGCCTCATCAGCCACCAGGAGCACATTGTCCGAGTGAACGCCCTGGAGTGCTTCCGGCGTTTCTGCCCTGGATGTCCGGGCCGAGATAAATGCTTCAGTCGGTGCCGATTTCAGCACGACACGATCACTGGTCACATCGAGCAGCTCGCGCAGCGGATCAGGCAGCTCCCGGACCCATCGCTTCAGCTCGGCGAACAACGCATCGAACAGCTGCGCAGATGTGGGCGCGGTCACAACGACTTTGACGGGGAACCTGGTCAACATATACCAGAGCATGGCCCAGGACGACGCGGTCGATTTACCAACCCCGTGGCCAGACCGGACAGTGACCTTCCGGTTGCCATCGGCGATTGCCTGGAGAAAATCAGCCTGCCAATCGTCAGGCGTGCAGTGGAGAACATTTCGGACGAACCCGACCGGGTCGTCCTTGTAGCGGTATAAAAATTCTAAATACGGATTATGTTCATTCACATTGCATCCTCGCGGTCCAAAACGCGCTTTACTTTCATCGCTGACATATCGAACCAGTAGGTCTCCTTGACCTGGTGCGCGATCTTGCGCAGCGAATTCCCTTCTTTTTGCAGCTCAACCATGAGCTTTATTGCTTCCTGCTCACGGGCTATTGGTGCCAGGTGCGCTTCCTTACCCTCTCCAATAACACGATAACCAAAAGGCCTGGATCCCCCAGTAAAACCCCCTGATGCCTTTTTAGCCTTACGGCCTTCATTCAAACGCTCGGCGATGCGCTCGCGCTCAAACTCAGCGACCATGGCCAGGACACCAAAAAACAGTTTACCGGCACCGTTGCCTGTAATCGGCTGTGGTCCCATGTCAGCCAGGACCAGATCAACACCCTGGTCTTTAAAACGCTTGGCGACTGCCAGGGCATCAGCTGCGTCACGGAACATACGATCCATTTTCGCAACGATGACCAGGTCACCAGGCTTTAAGGCTGCCATGAGTTTATACCCTTCTGGGCGTTCTGCCAGGGGCACAGAGCCTGAGACACCGCCATCAGAGAAAACCTGGGCGAGTTCATGGCCTTCCATCATGGCCAGGCCTTCGATCCGGCGGGTCTGTTCAGCCAGGGAGCTGCCGTCGATCTGTTCTACTGTTGAAACCCTGATATAACCGTAAGTTGCCATTTTTGCGTTCTCCTGTGTAACGCCGTAATAGTAACGCTGATTGTAGCAGTGTGTCTACTTCTGGATGAAAAATAAATTTTTTCTGTGAGACCCTAGCTCATGCAACCGCCCCCGGCGGGGGTGCCAGGCCGGGGGGTAGGGTCAGATCGAGGTCTCAAAGGGTCGGTGTAACGCTGTTAACATAGCGTGACAGCCCTAAGTGCTTGATTTTGAACGGGTTTTCTCCTCGGTCGGCAAAGTAGCGGTCGCGCTTGCAGGTATGGACCGCTCTTCGACACGGTCTGCCGTGTCAGTATTCTCAATGGTGATCGTTGTTCCCTGGTTGATGATCTTCAGCGCATCCAAGTGCATCCTGGTCACATCAAGCACCTGGACACTGTGCTGCTGCTTGTCACCCCACAGTTGCGGATCCATTCGACTGGCCAACCACTTGCGACCATCGATGACCACTCGACCAACATGTGGATCCATCGCACCATCTATCACATCATCCAAGTGCTGCTCGATCTGCTCGACATGGCTCTGTGCTCTAGCCTGGCGTGCTGCTGCATACCTGAGCTTGAGCTCTTCATCGTTGTGCAGCCTGCGCATCACATACGAATAGCCGATCTGTTTCTTTTGACAGACAGATGTCAACGACTGTCCTTCGCTCATCAATTCAAACACTGAATCCCAGAACGCAGGCTGTGCGATCATCTTGTCCCACCGTTCATGCCTTTCTCTTTTTACTGGTGCACCTGCCATCGCTATCACTCCACGATTGTCATCCACTAAATACTTCAAAATTAAATACGCCAGTTATTACATCTTTGCGTTCATCCCAGACTGGCGCGCTGCGATGTGTGTGCGTGTATGTGGCGGGGAATATTACCAGGCGACCTGCTTTGGCCTGGATGCGCAGCTGCTGATAAAGGAACTCCGTCTCACCACCGAGCTCAACATCATTGAGATACACCATCCACACTGCTGCCCTGGACGCTACATGCTCGGCTCCGCTGCGCTGCTCACAGTGCCAGAACTGAATACCACCATATCTCGGTGCGTGGTTGTACTTCAGCAGCTTGTGATCAAACTGAGCCAGTTTAAGAACCGGGAACAGCTCCTGGTACGCTTCCCAATGTGGCTGCAGCTGCTGCTCAATTGGTTCGACCAGGTCAGTCATGTTTGGGTTGTCGAATAAACTGATGCAATCTTCCAGGCGATTGAGCTCTCGGTTATGTTGGACCGGTCCATCATCTAGCAGCCTGACTGTGTCAGCCTGGGCGATGATCCTCTCGCATAAATCCTGGGTAAATGCATTCTCGACCTGGTAGATCGATCTGTCGTTCATTGGTTGTTGTTCTTCCCGTTTACTGTCTCGATATTGTACAGCGGATAAACCAAAAACCACTACCTCGATGCGTCCCAGGTGTTCCGAAACAAACTCGATTTTGGCCTCAGTTTGTTTCGGAAAGCTAAGTGCTTGATCCTCATAGCCTTTTAGCCCTCAATTCCTACCCTTCCGAAACAACGAAACAAAAAACTCTATTTGTTATCTCCTATAGCTAAAAAACGTTTCATATATGCAACAAATGAAACACATATTTATTTATACCGTTTTGTTCTCAAATTTTGTTTCGTTTGTTTCGTTTGTTTCGAACATCAATCAAATCAATAACTTACAGCGAAACAATTGCCTGTAGTTTGTTTCGGGATTGTTTCGGGCGTGACAGCGTTACAAATCAAACAATCCATCGAGCCGTCGAGCGATTGATCGCCTCGATGAGTCAACACCACCGATGTACCTGGCAGATGAGGCCATGTCACGATGTCCTAACATGTCGGCGATCTCACGCTGCGACAACCCTAAACGGCTATGAGCATAGCTGCCTGCTGTGTGTCTCAGATCATGCATGCGCACGCCATCATCCAGAGCTGCGTCGCGCAGCAGCCGGTTCCAGTGCCGTTTCGTCCAGGTCAGCGGTCCATCCCCCTCAATGTTCGGGATGATCCAGGTATCTGACAGCCTCATAGCCTTTAAGGCTTTGAGCTGCTCAAGCGCAGGACCAGGCAGCGCATGCCACCGCTCACCGCTTTTTGAGTCTGGTAGATGAATGACATCATCATCCAGGTCAGCCCATGGACGCAGCGACCATTCGGTCTTACGCAGCCCGGTAAACAATAGAAGCCGAACCAGGTGAGGGAACGCCCTGGCTGCACCTTGCCAAGCCTCACAGGCATCGAGCAGCCTGGTGATCTCAGCCTGGGTGAGCACATGTTGGCGAGGCTGCTCTCGCGCAGCGCGAACAAATTCTGTCGGGTCGGACTCGGTCCACTTATATTCGCGAGCTAAACGCCAGGATTTTTTCAGCACTTCCAGGGCACGGTTGGCCGAGTAGCTGCCACCCAGTTTGATGTGCAGCTTGCGCAGCTGCTCAGGCGAGACTGTATTGATCTGGGCGCGAGGCGAAATGTGTTCCAGTATCTTTCGTCGTAGACCGCGATAGTTCGCGTGCGTTGACGGTTTGACATCCTGGGTCTGCTGCTCATGCAGCTGCATCAGATCAGCCATCGTGAACTTCTGCTGCACCACGCCCTGGCGTAGATCGAGCATGATCCTCATAGCCTCAGTGCGTGCAGCTGCAGCGTCCATCGAGCCTGGACCGACTTTGACAGTGTGCTGCTTACCGTGTGCACGGGTTCTTATATACCAAAACCAGGCATCACCCTGGCTGCGTAGATACAAGCCTGGACTATCGAGCATCCAAGTGTCTTTACCAGGGCGAGACTGCAGCAATTTTTTGATCTGTGATTGTGTGAGCATAGGAAACATCCAGGAAACAGAAACACGGGAACAATAGTTATTTACTACGACCAGGTGTGATTCCCTGGCAAGTAAAAAATGAATGATTCCAGGTGCTTTGGGATGTGTCGGGAATATTTGGGATCTATAGATACGCGGTTTGGGACCAGAGGGCCGGGAGTTCGAATCTCTCCACTCCGACCATCTTTTCAATGACTTAGCGCAGTTTTGGTTCCCCTGGAAAACAGGCCAGGAAACACATAGGAAACAGATCAGCAGCGAATCAAAAAAAAGACCCGGCAGGGGCTGCCAGGTCCAAAGGGCAGGGGTGTCGCCCTAATACTCCAATGAGGGAGATTAGATAGTACGCTCCCTCAAAAACTTTTCCAAGTCATCGGCCCCGCCAACCATCAGGTCTCCTCCCGACCACGACGGTCGGTGCGCTTCTTGCTTTATGTTCTGGCGTGACCCAATAAAAATCTGCGACCTGGATGATCGCGTAGGGTATGCCTTCTTTTTTAGCGGAGAAAATAGCTTCGTCCAGAGCATCCTCTGGATCGTACATCTTAATTTTCATTTAGTTTTCTTCTTGCGTGGTCTCTTTCACAGTCGTTGTCGCAGAAAAGGCGAGGGTGATCGACTTCGTCCTCACAGTTCCAACAGAGTCCTGTAGGGTAGATGTCGGTTCGTCCCCGCCTGGCTTTTTGTAAGGCCTGCGACCTAAACCATTCCTCTTGTGCCTGCGCTCTATCAATGTCGTCCATAGTTCACCGCTCCTGGTGATTATCTCAATTCCTTTCGCGCAGGTGCAGTCTTGACTATCCTTCGTCTTGCTGCTCCCAGATAGCAGCCATCGCGTTCAGTTGATCAATCTCGGCCTGCAGGTTGTGCTTTTCAATCCAGGCCTGGTATTTAATATTGAACTCCATCAAGCGCACCATGTACCACTGTGCTTTCTCAAGGTCTTGTTTGCCCTCGACAGCAGTGGGATGCGTGACTTTCTGACGGAAACGCCAGGTGTATTTCATAATGTTGCCCCGTAGATAGCCGAGATATTCGGTGGGGCTTAGGCAGCTTTCTATTGCGTCGATACATTGAATGTGACCGCCCGTGTAGTGAGCCGGGTTGTGGACCATATCTGTCATTTGAAAATCCTTTTTGTTCAGATGACAGGATTCTCAATGTTTTTTGTCACCTGGTCAAACTTGACCTCTCGCTCCCGCTCCCACTTCGTCAACGCGCATAGCTTGTAGAAAATGCGACCACCAATTTTTACATAAGCAGGGCCGGATTGTTTCGTTCTCCAATTGGCCAGGGTTTTAACACTGATCCAGTTGCCGTACCGTTTGACAACCTGGTGGGGTGTCAAAAAAGTTGCGGTTGGGTCCATCGCATTCTCCTTTTTTTTCTAACATTTTTAGAAACCCCGCCTGAGAAGCTCCTGTCCCGTAAATTGTCGTTACAGCCTAGATGCACCAATATCGTTTAAACAGTCCCTAGCTTGACCCTGTCAATCCCTTATTTTCCCGTTTTGACTCCTTTAGTCATAAATTACCGTACAACCCTTGTTTTCGAAATATGATTGCGAGATCATGCCCCGAATTGTAATGTTGCATAGGTGAAACGTAGTTTTGGGTAGCGATAACGAAAAATTATTTCCTGATCTTTCCCAGTTAGTCGTCGAAAAGCTACAGGAATGCCGACGGGAGAAGATTACTTTCCGAGAGATCGAGGATCATTCTGGTGTCAGCCGTACTACTATTTGGAGAATTATCTCGGGCAAACGTCAGCAGCAGCAGCAGCTGCGCTCATTGCACTCGGTCTGGGATAGTTGTGAGCAGCTGCTCAGGCTGAGGATGAGTTTAAAAGCCGTAGAGCGCGAGTTGATCGCCAAGAAATTAGGGCTCAAATTATGAAAATCTTAGGAGTTGATCCTGGCATTAACGGGGCCATCGCAATGATCGATGGTGATTCGATGCAGTTGATAGAGCTGCACGACATGCCGACGATGGAGCTTCAGGTCGGGCGGTCGCACCGTAAGAAAGTGCACGCTCAGGTTTTGGCTCAGATCATCAAGATGTGGCAGCCGGACAAGGTTTTGATCGAGCAGGTCAATGCGATGCCTGGCCAAGGTGTTGCGAGCATGTTTTCGTTCGGTCGAGCTGCCGGGATAATTGAGGGTGTGTGCGCAGGCATGGAGCTGCCGGTGACATTTATAACGCCCCAGGAATGGAAGCGACGCATGCGCGTGACCGGCGGTAAAGACGGCAGTCGGCAGCGCGCAGCAGAGCTGTATCCTCAACACTCGATACAATTTGCCAGGGTAAAAGACGACGGCAGAGCTGAAGCCGTTCTCATAGCCTCATGCGGGGGTGATGTCTGAACCTCTTCGGCTACCAAGAAAAGGCTGTCGATTGGTTGTGCCAACAACCCAGGCGGTTCCTTGCGTTTCAGCAGGGTCTCGGCAAGACACCGATCTCGATTCGCGCAGCTGACGAATTGTGCGCGAGTCATATCCTGGTCATCTGCCCGGCAATCGCAACCTATAACTGGGCTGCTGAGTTCGAAAAGTGGCAGCTTTTCAAGCGCAGCGTCCAGGTGCTCGACGGCAAAAAAGATTACCCCCAGGCAGATGTGGTGATCTGCAGCTACGAACGCGCTGTCAAACAGAAAGCCCTGCTGCAGAACTTTGCACCGGATGTTCTGATTATTGATGAGGCTCACTACATTAAGAACCCGACGGCCAAGCGAACCAAAGTAATCTACGGTCACCTGTGCCGGATGCAAAACTGCATCGCTTCCTGCGCGCAGCGCGTGTGGCTGCTGAGTGGCACACCGATGCCCAATCACAGTGGCGAGCTCTGGACACACCTCAGAGCCTTATGGCCGAGCAGCATCGCAGAAGCAAGCCAGGCATCCTTTGTGCGTCAGTTCTGCCACACAGTCGCGACACCATTCGGCGACAAGATCGTGAGCAATAAGAACCAGGATCGCCTGGTCAACATGCTGCGCAGCGTAATGGCCAGGGAAACGACCGAGCGCGTGCTGAAAGATTTGCCACCGCTGCGACATGAAACAGCTGTGATCAAATCAGACAGCAGATATTTGAACCGGGTGCGAGAGCTGCTTGAGCAACACCCGGAACTAGAGGATGTAGAATCACTGCTTGGAGAGGACCAGGCCATCCTGATCCCTCATGTCGCCACGCTTCGTCGTCTCACAGCCCTGGCTAAGGCCGAGGCAGCTGCTGAATACATCAATTTGATAGCGGAGCAGGAACCCGTGGTGGTCTTCGGGATTCACCGGGAACCCTTGGGCATTGTGCGAGAGCAGCTAAAGCATGAATTCTCATTTGTAGATGGAAGCACCCCTCAACACAAGAGAGGCGAGGAGATCAGACGCTTCCAGGGAGGAGAGACACAAATTTTCGTCGGGCAGCTGCAGAGCTGTGCGACTGCGATCAACCTGCAGCGTGCCAGTCGCGTGGTCTTCATGGAGGCATCCTGGACCCCGGCTGAGAACGCTCAGGCGATCAAACGGTGTCATCGGATCGGGACTAAATTTCCCGTTCTGGGGACTTACCTGGCTCTTGCCGGGACAATCGATGAGCAGGTCGCTGAGACCCTCGCTCGCAAAACACGACTAATTGATGAAATTGTTGAGAGGACACTCACATGATTGAAATTACAATCAAACCGCGTAACCCACAGGAACTGGCAGCAGTAATCCAGTGGTTCAATGATGCTTTCCTGGCTCCTGCAGCTGAAGCTGAAGCCCAGGATGTTGTCGCAGCTGCTGACGATGCGCAGGAAACTGTCGCAGAACATGCAGATGCTCCCACGCTCGACCAGGTGCGAGCTGCGTTGACACAGTACGGCAAGGATAATGGACCGGCCAAACTGAAAGATCTGTTAAAGGATTTCGACGCAGCGCGTATCGGCGACCTCAAAGCGGAAGACTACGCCATCGTCTTAGAACGCATCGGTAAGTAGTCATGACTGCTCATGCGAGGCTTGGTGCCTCTGGTGCATATCGATGGATGAATTGTCCTGGAAGCGTGGCCCTGTCTGAACAGGTGCCTGTGGAAGAGACATCAATCCATGCAGCAGAAGGAACTGCTGCGCACGCCCTGGCTGAAAAAACTCTCCTGGACAACGATGCCTGGCCTACCGATTTCATCGGTGCGGAGCTAGAGGGTTTCGTTGTCACCAGGGAGATGGCCGAGGCGGTCGCCGATTATGTCCGAGAGGTACGCGAGCGGATCCAAAAGTATGACATTCTCCTAATTGAGGAGCGTGTATCCCTGGATGCGTTAGGCAGCCCTGAGCCAATGTTTGGCACAGCTGACGCAGTCATCTATTCACCAACACAAAAGCTGCTGACCATCATCGACTATAAGCATGGTATGGGCGTGGGCGTGGGCGTGGAGAACAATCCACAGCTGCGCTTCTATGGCCTGGCCACGATGGTTTCGCATCCCGAATGGGAAGTGAACCATGTCGCGATGGTCGTTGTGCAGCCACGGTTTGCTCACGCTGACGGTCCAATTCGCTTTGATGTTATTGAAGCCCCGGACCTAATGGTATGGGCAGCCGATCTGCTTGCAGCAGCTGAGGCTACCAGGGCTGCTGATGCACCAACAAATCCTGGCTCCTGGTGTCGGTTCTGTCCGGCAAAGGCAGTGTGCCCAAGTCTAATGGACACAGCCCTGGCAGCTGCAAAGGTCGAGTTTAAGGGGGAGCCTCAGTCACCTGAGCATCCTTCATACATGACTGATGAGCAGCTAGGGGCTGTCCTGGACCAGGCAGATCTGATCGAGGCCTGGGTAAAGGCAGTCAAAGACCTGGTCTTTAAACGGCTGCACTCCGGCAACCCGGTGCCTGGATATAAGTTGGTGGAAAAAAGAGCCATGCGCAAATGGCGATCTGAAGCTGAGGTCACTGATAGCCTCAAAGCCCAAGGATTTGGTGACGAAATTTTCGATACGAAACTCAAGTCACCTGCGCAGCTCGAAAAAGTTGTGGGCAAAGGCGACCTGGAAGCGTTCATCGAGCGCGTATCCAGTGGTTTGACCCTGGCCCCGGAAGCAGACAAGCGTCCTGCAGCGTCAGGCGGATCTGAATTTTTTGATAAATGAGGAAATGACGAAATGAGTAATCTGATAACGCCAGAGGCGATCCTTTCATACCCACAGCTCTTTGAGCCCAAACCAAATATGCAGGGCACATTGGAGTACAGTTGCACCCTAGTTTTCGAAAGCGACTCTGACCTCAATGAGTTGGTCGAGGCTGCTCAGAAAGCAGGTGAGGAGAGATTCGGTGGCAAATTTAAAGACTTGGTTGCTAAGGGCCAAGCGCGCATGCCGTTTAAAGACGGTGAAGAAAACTATGGAAGTGGCACTACTTTCATTCGCGTTAAGAGCAAGGCTGCGCCTGGTGTGGTTGATCGTTACGCTGATGCATCAGGCAAGCCAAGAACGATTTCCGATCCTGATGAGCTTTATCCTGGGGCTAGGGTGCGGGCTTCTCTTAGACCATATGCTTACGATGCTAACGGCAATAAAGGCGTGGCTTTTGGGCTGAACAACCTCCAAAAACTCGCAGACGGTCAAAGGATTGACGGTCGCAAACCGGCCACTTCTGAGTTTGACGCATTGGAGTCAGCTGCTGCTGACATGGACGGAACATCGGGAGATCTGGACGATCTGCTGAACTGAGGAGCGGGGGGCGTAAGCCCCCTGTTTTTGTATGTATATATCAATCGATTTCGAGACGCGGTCATCATGTGATCTGCGTCGAGCCGGAGCCTATGCCTATGCGGAGCACCGGGATACGGATGTTTGGTGTATGGCCTATGCTGTAGGCGATGGACCAATTGAGACCTGGCTGCCTGGGGATAAGATCCCAGACATTGACTGGGCACTGCCCAAGCGCGCCTGGAATAGTCAGTTTGAGCGCGTGATCTGGGAAAATATTATGGTGCCCAAATACGGGTTCCCCGAATTCAGTGTGGATGAGTGGTGGTGTACTGCTGCCCAGGCCAGACTGATGTCGCTGCCGAGCTCCTTGGAGCAAGCAGCCCTGGCTTTGAACATGGGCTTGGAGAAGGATATGGACGGGCAGCGTTTGATGATGCGCATGGCCCGGCCTAGAAAAACAGTCAACGGCAAGCACAGCTGGTGGGATGAACCGGATCGTGTGCAGCGTTTGGTTGAGTATTGCGTCCAGGATGTCGAGGTTGAGCGCACCATAGCGTCGATGCTGCGACCCTGGTCCGACATCGAGCGCAAGGTTTTCCTGCTCGACCAGGTAGCGAACGACAGAGGCCTGGGCATTGATGTGTGGTTGGTGGACGCTGCGCTTGAGGTTGTCGAGCACGCCACCAACAAGGCGAATGTCGAGCTGTTCGAATTGACCGGCGGGTTTTGTACCTCGCTGACAAATCCGGCCAGGATTGTAACCTGGCTGCGTCAACATGGTGTGCAGATCCAAAGCCTGGATAAAGCAAATGTCCGAGCATACATCGACGATCCGCGTACCGATGCCCTGGCTCGACGCATCCTGCAGCTGCGCATGGAGACTGGCAAAACATCAACAGCCAAGCTCCAGGCAATGCGAGACGCGCTAAGTAAGAACGAACGCATCCGAGGCGCGCTGCTGTACGCAGGCGCAGCCAGGACAGGACGGTTTGCCGGTCGCCTGGTGCAGCCTCAAAACTTACCCCGACCAGAGCTGTCGAACCCAGAGAAAGCAATCCCGGCTGTGATGTCCAGGGATGCTGACCTGGTCGATGTGTGTTTCGGTCCACCGCTGCAGGTGATCTCTGATCTGCTGCGCAGCTGCATCGTCGCTGCTGACGGTAAAGATTTTATCGCTGCTGACTTTGCTGCAATTGAGGCCAGGGTATTGGCCTGGATTGCTGACCAGGCTGACCTGGTTGCTGCGTTCAAACAGGGCCAGGATGTGTACAAGCTCATGGCTCAGAAGATCTACAAATGCACCTACGATGAGGTCACAAAAGATCAGAGACAGATGGGGAAGATGGCGATCCTGGGCTGTGGTTACGGCATGGGCGCGGCGAAATTCGCTCAGACTTGTACAAGTATCGGCATCGAGCTGAGTGAAGCTGACGCGAAAGTTATTATCGATGTGTACCGAACAGAGAACAATCACATTAAAAAGTTTTGGTATGACCTGGAAAACGCTTCAAAAAATGCATTGATGTATCCAGGCCGGGTATTTCAAATCGGCCGTATTCGGTTTCAAAAGGATGGCGCGTGGCTGTTGGTGACATTGCCGTCGGGTAGGAATCTGACCTACCATAGACCATCCATAGAAGAAACCGAAACGCCCTGGGGGATGCGCGACACTTTCATGTTTTTTGGACTGAACAGTGTGACCCGAAAATATGAAAAGCAACAAATGTATGGCGGTCGATGGGCCGAAAACATCGTGCAAGCGGTGGCCAGGGATCTCCTGGTTGAAGCAATGCTCAGGCTTGAGGATCACGGTTACCCGGTAGTGGCGACCATTCATGACGAAATCCTTACCGAGCAGCCTATCGATTTTGGACAGCTCAAAGAAGTCGAGCAGCTGATGGCTGTGACACCAGAGTGGGCTGCAGGATGTCCTGTCGCAGCTGAAGGTTGGCGCGGGAACAGATATAGAAAGTGAGCCATGATGAAAGGAATTGATTTATTTGATGCGGGATTTACTGACCTGGTCAGCGTCATCCCAGTAGACGCAGAGCTGTCACACAACAGCAATATCTCACCAAAAAGCCGAGGCAAAGTACCAGGCAGAAAAAATCAGATGGGCCGGTGGGCCGGTTACCCCTGGCAGCAGCACACCCCGTCCAGGCAGGAAGTAATGACCTGGGATGTGGACGGTGCGAACATCGGGCTGAAGGCAGCCAGGTATCCAGGGATCGATGTCGATATTACCGACCCAGAACTAGCACCTCACATCGTTGACCTGGCTCACAAGATTTTGGGTCCAGGGCCAGTGCGCGTCGGTAGACCGCCAAAAGCCCTGGTAATGTACCGGGCTGAGTCAGAAATTCGCACGACCAGGTTGCGCTTTGCTGACACCACAACGGGCGAGATCCACCTGGTAGAAGCATTGGGCGACGGTGCGCAGTACATCGTCAGTGGCACGCACCCGATCACCAAGAAACCTTACAGCATCGAGGACATGCCTGGTGACTCTAATAGCCTTACAGTCATCACCCAGGATGAGATTGATGCGTTTTTCCAAGAGCTGTCCGAGCTGCTGCCTCTGTTCGGATATGAGGTCATCGCGATCAGTGGCAGCAACGCTAAGGATCGAGGCAGCGTTGACCAGGATGATCTGATCGAGCGCGACCTGGATAAACTCGCGTCGATTGTTAAGTCGCTGCCGAATGACTACCCAGATCGAGAGGCGTACATACAATGTGGTTACGCGATTAAAGCAGCAACCCAAGAAGACCCCGGTCTCGGCCTGGATTTGTTTCTCGATTGGTGCAGCCGGTGGGAGCAAGGCGACAACAACCCAGAGATGGTCACATCAGACTGGGATCGCATGCACCCGCCCTATGAAATCGGAAAGGCCTGGCTGTACGCCCAGGCGCAGCGTCGTGGTGTTTACGACCCGGCTTGGGATTTCTCAGCCGAGCCTGCACCAGAGCAGCCACCAGAAAAAGATGAGACTGTGCAGCTCGCAATGTTCAGCGAGTCTGCCCTGGCGCAGCGTTTTGCCAGGAAGCATGCAGCCAGGCTGAAGTCAGTGCCTGGTCACGGGCTGTGGTTTGTTTGGGACGGCATGAGGTGGTCACGCGATCAGAACGGTGAGGCGTTCGATCTGTGTCGTCGGTTTTTGGACCAGGAAGCTAGTCGTGCGCTGCGCACTGTCGAGCCTGTCAGCAGAGCTGAGAGCCTGGCCATGTACCTCAGCAAGGCCCGAACCGTTGATCAGGTGCTAAAGATCAGTGCTAATTTGCGCACGCTTAACAGTACGCTTGAGCAGTTCGACCAGGTTGCGCATCACTTGAATACACCGATTGGGGTGTACGATCTGCGTGACTCACAACGCCTGGAGCATCGGCCAGAGCTATGGCAGTCCAGGATCACCCCGGTTGCTCCTGCCTGGGAAGTGGAGACACCGGTCTGGGATAACTTCTTGACCGAGATCACCCAGGGAGACACCGAGCTGCGATCATACCTGCAGCACCTGGCCGGGTACTGTCTATGGGGCACCAGTCGTGAGCAGATGTTTGCGTTCTTGTTTGGGCCTGGCGGTAACGGTAAAGGCGTGTTTGTGCGTCAGATCCTCAGAGCCTTGGGGCAGGAATACTCCACAACCATACCGGCATCATCGGTTACCCGGTCACGACATGAGAAACAGACCAACGACCTGGCAGGCCTGGTTGGCATGCGCTTCGTCTGTACTGATGAAACTGACGACGATGATGGATGGGATGAGCAGCGCATCAAGCTGATGACTGGTGGTGACACAATCAAAGCCAGGCTGCTGTACGGCAATTTCTTTAGCTTTGATCCACAGTTTACCCTGGTGATTTCGAGCAACCACGCGCCATCGGTCAAGAATGTGACCAACGCGATCAAGCGACGCATCCACATTGTGCCGTTCGATTTTATGCCAACGACCAGGGATCCGCTGCTCGATGACAAGCTCGCCGAGGAAATGCCAGGCATCCTGGCCTGGATGATCGACGGGGCTGCCATGTGGGCCGAGAATGGCCTGGTGATACCGAAAGTTGTGGCTGCAGCGACCGAGGATTACATGGTGGACAACGACGACATCGGTCGGTGGATCTACAGCAATGTGTCCTGGGACGGCGGTGAGGACAACCTGGTTGAGGCGCAATCTGTCTATTCGGATTACTGCCGGTGGTGCGCTGACGAAAGTATGCGTCCTATGTCGCTTAGGAAATTCGGGGCATCGTTTAAGCTGCGCGCTAAAGAGTACGGGGTGCAGCCGGTACGCGACAGCAACACCAGGCGGGTGTGTTACCCCAGGGTGAGATTGGCTAGTGAGTTCGCTTCAAATGTCGTCTCAATTACACGATAGAAGTAACTGAAAATAATTTAAAAAATATGTGTAACAATGCTTGTAACAGCGTTACGCATTTGAGATACTTCAATTGTGCCAAGGGGGCACAGACAATGAGGACTAAAAAAAATGCGTATTTTCACAACCATTTCTAACTTCGGTGCTACTTCTGAGTTTAATCTCGGCGACGACAATGTTCTTCGCAACTCGATTGGTCGCGCTGCGATGGACGATCAGGTACGCGATCTGCGTAAGTTTTACGACATTTCTGATGCCGTTGTTCAGGCGACAGCTGATGCGCGTGACGCTGACATCCGCGCCTTCATGGGATTGAACCTTGAAGAGAATATTGGCGAGGCGATCAACCGCCATTTGAAAAAACAAATCAAAGCTAGCAGGGCTCTCGCATGAGAGCCTTTCTTATTTTTGTGTTGTTCATCAGCGTGTTTGGAATCGCGGGTCACCTAGATTTTCAAGACGAACAGGCCGAGCAGCGCATGTACTGCGAAATGGTTAAGAACGGATCCTGGCCTGACTACGAAAAATCTTACGACCTATGGTGTAAACAGTAGTCCAGGGAACATCTCTTCCACCGGGCCAGGCTTGTTGTCTCCTGCGTAAAGCGAGGCTCCAACCTGGCCCGATTGCACACCTACCGCCTGCGGTCCAGTGATGACCCTGGCAAGCACCGGCACCGTCTCAGGTATCGCTGCCATCAGAGCTTTAATTCCACCACCTTTCTCCAGGGCTGCTTTCAGCTGCGCTAATTCGTCTGGGTTGTTGGCTCGCTTCGTTAAGAGCTTGACCACCTCATCGCCTACAGCTTGAAGTTGCCGAGTCTCCAGGTCAGTTGCGCTGCCTCGGATCGTGTTCATGATCAAGCTGCCTAAGCCTTCTGGTATGACGCGCTGCGCTCCATCTTTGATCGAGCTGACCGCTTCCTGGCGTGCAGCCGTCCTGGAGTTGCCCTGGACCGTCGCACTTGTGCTCTTCATGTCAGACTCGCGTAGGAAATTCTCAACCCAGGTCGCATAGCTGTCCCGGCCTCTGTCAGTGTCGGGAAAAGTCATTTTGATCAGCGCGACCTTCTTTGGATCCTTGAGCAGGTTCCGGGCCGGGTTTCCTGCCATCGCCATGACAGCGTCTTCAGCTCCATAGCCTCCTGACTTTTGCAGCACAGCGTCCATCGCTCCCAGGCGAAACGCTTCCTTTTCTGCCCTGGACATCTTGGCTAGATCTTCAAGCAGCTCATCAGGATTCATCGTAAAAACGTCTCGGCCATTCTTCATGGCGTGCATTGTCGCTGTAGATCCCGCCCAGAAATTCCGGGCTGTCTTGTACGCAGGATTGGATGCGTCCAGGTAATCAAGCAGCTCGGCCCTGGTGCCTTTAATTGCTGTTAGCTGCGTGCCACCGATCCCTGCTGCGTTTGATGGTGATGTACCGGTGAACGCCAGGTCATCTAAGCCCATTTTGATGTAGTGCAGAAACTTGGTGTCAATATCTTTGACGACCCCGCCAGTCGTTGTGACCAGGCGACCGCTCGCGTCCATAACAACCTTGGGCAGGTTAATACCTTCCTCAGCTGCGATCTCATACGCACGGCTAAACGCGCTTTTCATCGATGGCCGACTGAGCAGCGCAGTCAATTGTGGCTGCACCGGGATCTTTTTGCGGTACGCAGCGTTGTACAGTACATCGCCATTTTCTTTCCTGGCGTTACGCAGCGCAGTAAAAGTTTCAAACCAGGACGCACGCTGCCCAAATGCTTCTTGCAGATCGCCCTTCAATCTTGTTGGCATACCCAGGTCGCGCTCATTTAAGAATTTCTGCGCAGAGCGTTTGCCTGGACCAGGCAGCACATTGACCGCATCGAGCAGCCCCATGCTGTTCGGGCCCATATCGGCGAGGGTGTAGGGTTTGCCTGATGCCTGGGCTAATTTCAGCAGCGCATCGTCCAGGGTGCCTGAGTCGTTTGCTGCAGCTTCCCTGATCAATTGACGCGCCTGGTCTTGGCCGAGACGACTTGGACCTTTGATCGCACCTTTGATCGCACGATATGTCGCCCCCAGGGGCTTGCTTATCGCTCCCAGGGTTGCCTCCGCGCCTGCAGAAATGCCCCCACCAGTTAAACCGGCTGAGACCATATCTTCTCGATCTGCGTCCATGACACCCGAAATTGCTCCAGTTCCCAGGGCCATACCTGTGCGCGCTACTAGGTTCGCCTGGGTCGCTCCGGTCGGCACCAGGGCAGGGATGGCTGCCCCAAGCATTTCCCCGGCCATCGCTGACTTGGGGTTTGTATCCCGATAGCCTTTTACCGCCATAGCCTCTTGAGCCCTGGCGATCTCACCTGGCTTGTATTGTGTGCCCATGTAGGCATTGACAGTTTTAGTCGCGTCATCCGCGCTGCCAGAAAAGCCTCGCAGCGTGCCGTAGATTTCGTCTGCAGCGTTAAGGGTCAAGCCCTGACCGACAGCTCCACCAAACCCGCCCTGGATCTGCTGACGCATTTTAGCCAGGGTCGCCCGGCCTTCTTGTGTCAGCGTACCGTCGGCCTCGGCTTTCGCCAGGACAGCGAGGACAGCTTCGTATTCGTTTTCAATCTGGCTCATTTAATTAACCCCAATTTTCTCAGTCTGTCCTGCTGCGCTGGGTCTACCGGAGTCTGGCCGGAGACAGCCCCCTGTTGCAGTGCCTGGTAATACTGGTTGCGCAGCTGCATCGCACTGGTTGTCCAGAGCGGATTGTTCTGCGTGAAGTTGTCACGATCTTGTACATACTTGAGCTGCGCTTTCGCAGGATCTGATGTAACCAAATCCAGGTTTTGGCCCCGCCACTGGTTGACCCACTGCTGCATTGCTATTGAGCGGTCCTGCGACAGCTTCAACGCACCTATCATGACGCGGTTACCCTCGACGGATTTAGCCAAAGTAGGCGACCCGGTAACAATAAATCTCAAATCGGTGTCGGTTGGGTTTACACCTAGTTTCTTAACCTCTGGCAGAATGATTCTGGTTGACGCAGCTTGGAATGCTTCCGCATTTGTAACATCACCGGCTTTGTACTCTGGGTTGAAGAACTGACCAATCTTGTTAAGCGCAAGCGTGAGCTCGGCACCCGAGCCTGTTTGGAACCCGCTGTTAAGCACCGCCATCATATCGTCCAGTGAAGCTGAGTTATCCCTGGCCATCATGAAATTTTGATTAACCCCGTCCCAATCGTCGGTCATCATTTTCAAAAATGTTTCGTTCATTTTGGTATCAAGATTGACCTGCACCCGCTGATCTGGAGCTTTGTCTTTCAGTGGGTTGTATTTGACACTGACATCACCGGTCCTGGTATTTCTTTGCAGCACTGACCCTTCCGGGAAGCCGAGCTGTGTCGCATCAACATTTTGCAAAATCTCAAACTGTTGGCTGTTGTTCATAGCGTTTTCGTATAGCCTCATAAACGCATTCGCGTCGTCGCCGTTACCGGTGGCGGCAGCAAACTGCGCTGCTTTGAGATACTTAGATGCCATATCCAGGGAAGCCTCTTCCTCTCTGCCTGCCGTTGCGTCGGCTGCAGCTGCAGATGTACGCTGCTGCGCTATCGCTGCCGTAGGATTTTGTGGTGAAACTTGTGGGCCTTGTCCTGGACCGCCAGTTATCTGGGAGTACAGAGTTCCTGCAGGACCGCCAGGCAGCTGAGGAGCTTCGGCAGAAGTAGCAGCAGGGGCGGGCACGCCAGGCGACGCTGCAGGGGCGGTCGCAGCCGGAGCCTGACCGTTGTTCCCTGCCAGGTTAACGCCTAGCAGTTGAGCCATCTTTGCTTTGTAATTGCGTTCGTCGCTAACCTTTCTTAAATCTGATGCAAGTTTTATCTGTGCACCACGGTTTTGAAGGCTGTCTTGGAAACCTGCTCGGCCAGACGCATATGCGTCAGCTAGAGCTTCGCCCATCCCGACACGCGGTCCCACTTGCGGTGACCCTGCCTTCAACAGAGCCATCGCCATGTTCATCATGCTGTCGTTGTTGGCCATTTTCATAGCCGACGCGCCGTAAAGTTGTTTTAGCTCTTCGCTATCGTAGCCGAATGGATTCCAGTTCATTATCCGAATGCTCCTAGTAACCCACCAATGCCTGCTGCAACACCTGCGTAAGGACCGAGTGCCGGAACCATCCCGGCAAGCTGCGCGCCTGCCAGAGCTCCGCCCAGGCCACCTGCTGCCATGTTCCTGTTAACTGGCTGCGTAGTAGTTTGGGACGAACCATACGGTGATTGACCGATAGCTCTGAGCCGTAGATCCAGGTCGCGGATGTCCTCATCACGCGCTTCAACAAAATTCGCGTAATCGAGATCCCTTTGCATTTGACCCATCGCCTGCTGCTGTCCACCGACAGAGTTGAGCATGTTGATGTCTTCGTTGCTAAACGCACGCTGCTGCGCGCCCAATCCAGGCAGCATGTTTGCTCCCTGCATCATCAGCTGCTGATAGTTCTGACCTGCTTGCTGATTTGCCATGTTAGCTTGCTGCGTGAACCCGGCGTTAGTTACACCTGCCTGGTTCAACGCGCTCTGATTTGCCAGGTTGAACTGGTTACCTGCTTGCTGATTCGCAAGCATTGTTTGGTAATCCATCGCCTGGTTAGTTTGCTGCGCTTGCATCGCCTGGGAGTTATTCTGCAGCCCCAGGTTCGCATTGAACTGCGCGTTTTGGTTGGCAGCAGCTGCATTGGATGCATTAGTTTGGTTAACAGCACCCATGTTAGCCAGTTCCATTTGCTGACGGTTGCCTGCATTGAACTGGCTGTTGGCGTTCTGTGCGCTCGCGTTGAACTGCGACATGTTGTTAGACGCGCCTGCGTTTGTCAGGTTGGTCTGTTGACCGAACCCGGCGTTTTGCATAGTCACCGCCTGGTCAGCTGACATGTTCTGCCCCATCGCGTTCTGCGCGTTGCTTGCGTCCTGGGAACCCATAGTCATGGCCTGGTTAAAGCCCTGGGAGCGCAGCTGCGCAGCTGTACGGGCTGCCTGGTCAGCATATGTTTGGTTTGTTAACGCCTCAGTCACGCCTGCACGGGATCCGCCAAACGCGCCCTGGCCAATAGCCTGGTCCTGGGTTTTCTGGATCGCTTGCTTCCTGGCAGACTCAATGTCGCCCAGGGCAGCATTCACGACCTGGTCCTCATATGGGTTGGCGTAGGACGCAGCGTAATCTACAGCGCGCTGACCCTGCATCTCGCGGATGTCACCACGATTCACCTGGGCCTGCTGCGCTCGTTCAAGCTGTCCCTGGTTTGCGTTGGCTTGTGCAGCCGTGCCCAGAGCTGTCTGCTGCGCAAAGAGCTGCGCGTTTTGAATTGGGTTCACGCCAATGTCCTGGATCTGTGATCGATCAAGCATATTGGCCTGGGCCATCGCCGGGTCATAACTTGCAGCGTTCATGTTTTGCGGGCCACGATCTATCGCGCCAGTCAAATACTGCTGTGCCTGGTTGAGCTGACTCTGCCCCATTGTACCGTTGTTAACACGGTCCAGGGCCATCTGCTGCGCTTGCGCTTGAGGATCTGAAAAACCTTCGATGCGTTCCCCGGTATAGGGTTCGTAGGGTTTTTCAGCAATGGTGTCTGCCAGGTCTAAATTTTTCTGTACCTGATCTTTAATGAACGGATCTAGTTCGTTCCGCGATGTGGTCGTAGATGACCCGCCACCCTTGCTCATATGAATTTCTCCACTCTACCGACCACTTTGAAGCCGTGCTGTTTCAAGAATCTATTCCAACCAATCCGGCCACCACCGGTAATGCGATCGCATTGCATGTACTTAGCGAACGCCTCCCAGGATGGGATCATATTGAGCAGCTCATTCATGTCACCGCCTACCAATATGATGTTCATGGCCTTAGCCCTTGGAAAGGTTATTATCTCTGAAATCGCTGCACATTTCTCGCCCGGCCAGAACTGAAAAAGTCCCTGTTCAACCCCGGATGCTATGTCCTCGATTAAAAATAGCCCTTCCGCTTCATTCACCGCTGCCTGGATCCAGTCCTGGCAGCGAGCCCATTCAATGGTTATGTCTGTCATATCGCAGTTGCTGAAAGCGTTCCATCGTCAGCCACTGTCAAAACAAACCGACTCCCGTTTGGGGAAGTCAGAACCAGTTGAGTGTCACTAGACAACTCAATTTGTGCTCCACGCTTCAAATTATATCTGTCTGCAGCCTCTAAAGCACTGTTGAGCCTAACCATATAGCCTGTGTCAAACCACTCAGGTGGTGCAGGTAGCATCATCGACGGCCTCCTGGTCGTGCATCGAGTCTTAATGTTCCAAATCGAAATGGTTCGTCAGCGGTGGCTTCTACGCGCAGCTGCAGCTGCTTGGCCTGGAACCTTGCATCAGCAGTGCCATCAGGTCGGCCAAAGGTAAACGGTCCAACTACTGTGGCCGGGGCGTGTGGTGCCTGCTGCAGCTCAAATTTGACCTGGGTGCAAGTTGGCACATTTGCGCAGCCACTAGGAACAAGCTGTGTAACTACCAGGTTGCGATCACCGTTAGCCACATCAATAGGTCCGGTCTCGGCGAAAATGTTGCCTACGCGACTAATGCCTGCGTTTTTGTACCCTTGCTCATGCTGATAGAGGTAGCCATCCGGGTCAGCTGCAAGTGGATAGTCCAGGACACCAGAGTCAGACCAGGCTGACCGTGTCAGGTTGCCGATAGACCAATGGTTCTCTCTGTAGTTATAGATCACATATCGGTCGTTATAATCGCTGTTAGAACTAGGGTAGAAAAACCACACCTCATTGAACTGTGAGTTCACAGCTGCTGTGACCTGGCCCCTTTGAAATGTATTCATGTCGCCAAACACATAGTCATGGACATCACAGGCCAATGGTTTCACATAGCCGTCATAGATAAAGAACCCGTTTGCCCCCATCCAGACTGCAAAATCAAGTGTTGATGCCACGGCGTTTGGACCGGCGATGCCACAAGCGTCACCGGCTTTTTGTACACCGTAGACCAGGGGAGCTCCCAAGTAGTTAATGGTGTGCAGGTCATCAGTTGTCCAAACCAGGATCTGGTTGCGGATCTTACGCCCGCACAGAATATCGCCTGGTGAGTCAAGCAGCAGATCACCTGCCAGGTTATCGGCTGCTGTCGTCCAGGTGTTGAAATCCTCACGATCTGAAAACGCGATCTTTCTAGGGTCACCGTCAGCACCGAACGCAAAAACATGACGCTCCGCACTAACCAGGACTCCTTTAAGGCTTGTAGGAGCGTTGCTGATCAAAGCAGCTTGAGATTGGGTTGGAATTGTTGCCGGGTTCCAGTAATACAGATTTCCATCTGATGTCGATGATGCCAGAAGGATTTCACCAAACGCAGCCAGTGACCAGGTCGTTGCCTGGAACGACAAAGAAGTCGATGTCCTAGCGGTGTCATATTCTTCTTCGTCAAATGGACCGGCACCAAACCCCGCGCCTGGCTCGGTTTTGGCGTAGCCTTCAATCAAACCTGACGGCGTGATGTCATTGATCGAGCCGTCACTGTAGTAGTACAGCTTTTGATGTGTGCCGATGGCAAAGTAGTTGTCGCCGTCGTTGTCGCGCCAGGAAAAGATGCTCGATGGTTTGCCGGTCAGCTGACCGGTGGCGACACGGGTCCACCCCCCGGTCGGCTGCAGCTCACCCTGATACCACCGTACCTGGTCAGCATTGTTCCACCGACCTTTCTGGTCGTACTCAGTGCCGTTTTTAAAAACGCCTGGTGGCATCTTGATAGGAGTGAGCATCACAAATCCTCGTATTCAGCCTTTGCGTCGAAAGACGGGCACGCCTTTCTCGCAAAATCGCGGTGACCGTAGACCTTGATGTCGGGGTGTTTCTCCTTAATCTCTTTAAAGAGTTCCAGCAGCGCGTCTTTCTGCTCATCAGTTCTGGTGTCTTTTGGCTGCATGTCGGTATCG